ATATGATCTCACTAACTTTTTAGTTACGCGAGTCGACTATGAATCCTCCCTGTTTTACCGACATGATCAAGATCAATTTGCAACACACACTGGAATCGTAACAGATGACCAGGTGCTAACAATGCGTGTGAAAAATGCTGATGTTTTTTATCATCAAGCAGCTGTAGCTAACTACACTCCACGCGATGCTTCGTGTGGTACTGGCGTTTTTGCCAACCACACTCAAGAACATCCTTTTCTCGGCATTCACATCGCCGCTTCTCAAAAGGATTCTTTATTCCATTTTGTAACACGAAATGGAATCGAAGAAGCAATTAAGACACGAACGCAAATTTATGTCGCACAGGAAGGAATCACTGACGGAACGCAAAAACTTCTGCCTGAACCTTCAATACTCGAATATGTTGGTGACGTAATCCCCGCATACCAGAATACTAAGACCGAATTAACACCTTCAACGATTTCTGGGATGTTTGGAGAAGTCCTAACAGAACCTTCACCACTCTCACCTGCTGATCCTCGCCTTCAACAGCGAAAAGATGCAGAGTTCGTCCGCTCCCATTTCTATCAAATTTTATTTGAGGGATATCAACAAAACCCCAAATTTTATGAGAGAGAATTGGTTGAAGCCGCCGAATACTTAAAACAACGAAACCGCAGTATTAAATCAAAATCCATAGTGAAGAACCGATTGCTGACCTTCCATGAGACTATCAATGGCATCGAACACCTGCCAGGAAATACTCGAATTGAAATGACAACATCAGCTGGATATCCTTATACTGCGCATAACCTAAAACGCAAGGATTTATTCACTATAGAAGGAGAGACAATTATCCCTGGAGCGCGGATTACTAGAGACTTTGAAAATAGTCTAGAATCACTACGCTCGGGAATTGTCCCTTTCCTTCCGTTTACCTTAACGATAAAAGATGAAAGAATTAAAAAGACTAAAATATACGATCAATTAAAGCCGCGTTTATTCGCTGCTGGAAATATAGTTCACCTTTTGTTAGAACGCATGATGTATTACACTCACGTCATGTCCCACTATCACACGAAAGATGGATATACTTCGCTTAAAATAGATCGCCTGTCTTTAGACTGGCACGAAATGATTGTAAAACTCCTTGAAGTCTCCAATATTGGATTTGACTCGGACTACAAATTTTTTGATAGATCAATAGTGAAAATACTCGTATATATCGGATGCGAAATCGACCTCGACTACATCCGACCTGAAATAGTTTCACTA